CCCGGTAACAGTAATTTAATCGGACATGTCCGGACATGTCACGGTTTTTTTAGTTCATTAGAAAAAAACACTTGACAGTTTTAAATTTATCATGTAATTTTCAACATACATATGATTAATTATATACCCTTTCATAGATTTTATGGCACAAAGCGACTCTGAGTTGTTGCAAGACACAGCAGAACTGGAAGAAGAACAAATTGCTCTCTCTGGTGATGAACCAATGGACGAGATTGAGCTTGAGGGCTTGGTTTCATCTCTTATTGAGGGCGCACAGGACTATATTGACCTTCAGGAAGCACCGGATCGGGTAAAAGCCAGTGATTATTACCAAGGTCTGCCTTTTGGTAACGAAGAAGAGGGCAGGAGCCAGGTAGTGTCAATGGATGTTCGGGACACTATATCTTTGATGCTTCCACAGATAATGAGGACATTCTTTGGCTCAGAGAGAGTCGTGGAGTATGTGCCTCGGCAACCGGAAGATGTTTTGGCAGCCCAGCAAGCCTCGGATTTTGTAAACCAGGTTGTATTGGGACAGGACAACCCTGCGTTCTCTATATGCTACAATGCAATCAAAGATTCCCTCGTAAAAAGGGTAGGGGTTATCCGTGTTGATTGGGAACGTAGGGAAGAAGTAAGTTACGAAGAATTTACTGGTCTTAATGATCAGGGTCTGGAAGCAATTCTTAGTGAGGCTGAAATAGAAGATTCTCAGGTGGAAAGTTATCCTGACCCCAGTTTTGTACCTCCACCTCCGCAACCACAACAGGTCTCTCCTGACGGACAGCCAATTGAGCAACCAGAAGTCGAGGCTCCAATGTTGCATGATGTAGTTGTCCGTCAAACCAAGGAGGATGGGAATATAGTTTTGGATGCCATTCCACCAGAAGAATTTTTAATAGATAGACGGGCAAGAAGTATTGAAGACTCTGCAATCGTAGCACACAGGCGGTATCTAAGCGTTTCAGAACTGGTACAAATGGGCTACGACTATGATGATATGTTGGATTTAGCAGGAGATTCAGATGAATTTGGAACAAACACAGAATTTATCACAAGACACCCCCTTGCAAACTATGCAGATGCAGAAACAGTTGGAGAAGCAAACCGTATGGTCCTCTATATTGAGGCGTATGCGAAAATTGATTATGATGGGGATGGGATTTCTGAATTACGCAAGTTTTGCTGTGCTGGCACTCATCACAAGCTCTTACATCACTCTCCTGTTAATGATTTGCCTTTTATCCTATTTAATGGGTATCCGGAACCCCATGTCTGGAAAGGACAAAGTGTAGCAGACCTTTTGATGGATGTGCAGAAAATAAAGTCTGCGGTCTTGAGAAATATGCTTGACAGTCTCGCCAAAAGTATCCACCCAGATACAGAGGTAGTTGAGGGACAGGTAAATAAGGATGATGTTACATCAAACAAGGTAGGAAAGATTATCCGCACCCGTGCGCCAGGAATGGTAAGGGAGTTGCAGAAAGATTTTTCTGGAAGGGAAGCATTCCCGATGCTGGACTATCTCGATTCTGTGAAAGAAGACAGAACCGGGATGAGCAAGGCTTCAATGGGTCTGAATCCAGATGCACTTCAGAGCAGTACAAAATCGGCAGTATCTGCGACAGTAGCGGCCTCACAAGCACAGATTGAGCTATTGTGCAGGATATATGCAGAAAATGGGATGAAGCCTTTGTTTAAAAAGATACTTAAATTACTTCACAGGCATCAGGATCAAGCTCGTATGGTTCGGCTCAGAAACGAGTGGATACCAATTGATCCAAGGGCATGGGATGCAGGAATGGATGTTGCTGTAAACGTAGCACTTGGACTTGGTACTACAGAAGAAAGAATGGGGATGTTAGCAGGAGTTGCAGCTAAACAAGAAGCAATTTTGGAGAAACAGGGACCAGAGAATCCATTAGTCACGTTCAAACAGTATCATGCAACTTTAACCAAGATGACAGAACTGAGTGGATTTAAGGATACACAGACATTCTGGACTGATCCGGCAACTTATGAGCCACCACCACCACCGGAACCACAACCGACACCGGATGAGATATTTGCACAGGCACAGGCAGACAAGGTACGGGCAGATATGGAAAATGACAAGTCTCGGCTTGATCTTGACAGAGAGATAATGATCCGCAAAGATGACCTTGACAGGGATAAAATGGAGACTGACCTTGAAATGCAAGTTACGGAACTGGAGAACAAGTATAAGGTAACTATAGACCAAACTGAAATGAAGGGCATGATCGAGAAGGACAGAGAAAAAATAAAAGCGGATGCACAGACAAGGCAGATGGAGATGCAACAGATGATGCAACCTCCCCCTCAAGGTGTTCCGCAGGGAGAACAGATGCCTATGCCTCCAAATGATATGAATCCACAGCAGCAGATGGGGCAGCCAATTGAACCAATACCTTCATAATGGGTAAAAGAAAGAAAAAAGCCTCTCTTGAGAGAACAACGGTTGAAGAGAGAATTTTAAAAGCCAATGCAGCAAAGTATGTGTTGGAAGACCCGGTTATTCAGGAAGCATTTGAAAACCTGGAAGACCATTATAACGAGCAATGGGTAAATTCTGATATTGAAGACTCAATTACCAGGGAGAGACTATTTTTATCTCTTCGTGCATTGAGCGACTTGAAAGCAGAGTTAGAATCCATGATTAACTCAGGGGATGAAAATCTTATAGCAAGAAATGGTTAATCATTTGGTACTCAGAAATGAGCAAAACTATTTGATAGGAAAATATTATGGCAGAAGAACAGCAGGACAATAGCTCCTTTATGGAGTCTGACCTGGATGTAGCAGCAAAGAAATGGGAAAATGAACTGACCCTTGAAAGTGGTGAGGAATTGCCAACGGACGAAGATAACCAGTTAACCCAACCTGAACCGGAAGAGGAAGAACTTGAAGAAGGTTCAGAGGAGGAAGAAGCCAATGAGGAGTATGAGGCTGGAGAGGAAGAGGAACCGGAAGAAGAACTACATGAAGTAAAATCTGATGGAGAGACACATCGGGTAACACTTCAGGATTTAAAGGATTCCTTCTCAAAAGGCCAAAATTACACTCGTAAGTCGCAAGCACTTGCAGAAGAAAGCAGGGAACTTGTCGATGCTAAAGCAGAAGCCAGTAAACTTAGGGAACAAGCAATCCAAGCACTGGAGTATGCACAGCAGCAACAACCTCAATTGCCCGAACAGACTGATGAATACTGGGTAAATCTCAGAGAATCAGACCCCGTTCAATATTTAGTTGAACGAGATGGATTAAGGGATGCTCAAACCAAGAATGCGGAAAAAGCTAATCAACTTGAACAGTTGCAAAAGCAGCAGGATGCAGAAAGGGGTGAAAATCTTAATCAATTCATTGAAGAGCAGAAGGTTGAGCTACTAAAGCTTGTACCTGAATGGAAAGACAGTAAGTTGGCAAATGCCGAAAAGAAACTGGTAATGGAGTACGGCAAAAGCATAGGTTTTACAAAGCAGGAACTAGACCAAGCCTATGACAGTCGTGCAGTTGCAACAATGCGAAAAGCAGCACTCTGGGATCAGTTACAGGTAAAGAAGCATGGTATCAAATCTGTCAGGAGGCAATCAATGAAGCCAGGGTCTAAATCTGGTGATCCAGGAAAAATCAAGCAAGGGAAGGCTACGGAAAGACTGAAAAAATCTGGTCGTGTCGAGGATGCGGCTGGGGTATTTTATAATTTAATTCGTTCTAAATAAGGAGCAAAAATGGCAGCAGTAAGCGGAACTTACCAAACCTATACAAGTATAGGTACACGGGAAGATTTATCAAACGTGATTTACAATATATCGCCTTCAGACACGCCTTTTATGTCGATGGTAGGTCGAGGAAAAGCAACAAATACTTTGCACGAGTGGCAAACGGATAATATTGATTCTGTGTCAGCGAATGCCCATGTCGAAGGAAATGAATATACTTTTTCGGCACAGACACCAACTGTCAGGCTAAATAACCAGACTCAAATCTCGGCAAAAACTGTAATCGTGGCAGGAACACAGCAAGTTACGAGCAAGGCAGGTCGTGATTCAGAGATGGCATATCAACTCGCAAAGGAGTCAAAGGCTCTCAAGAGGGATATGGAATCAGCATTAACAGGTAAAGTTGCAAGGGCAGCAGGTAATGCTACAACAGCAAGAACACTTGGTGGATATGAAACTTGGCCTACTTCCAATGTAAGTCGTGGTGGAGGTTCTCCAGCAGGTTCAGGTGCTGGTTCAGGAGCAGCCCCTGTCGATGCGGCTACTAAACGTGACATAACCGAAGCACTCTTAAAAACGGTGATTCAGTCTTGTTACACAAATGGTGGCGAGCCATCTGTTCTTATGGTTGGTCCAGTGAATAAGGGAAAAGTCTCTGCATTCACAGGTCGTGCCAGTGCAAGACAGATGATAAGTGAAACCAAAATTCAGGGTGCAGCAGACCTGTATTCCAGTGATTTTGGAGATTTTAAGGTAATTCCTTCAAGATTTTGCCGAGAGCAAACTGGGTATGTAATTGATCCTGAGTTTTGGAAAGTTATATATTTGCGTGATTTTAAGCAGGAGGAAATTGCAAAAACTGGTGATGCAATTAAAAGGGCCTTGTTGGTGGAGTACACTCTCCAGGCATCTAATCAGGCATCGTCAGGCGTAATTGCTGACCTTAACATTACATAATAATGTCATCAAGTAAAACCCTCGTCAACTGGTCGAAAGATTATTTTCATTACGATCAGCATGACGATTCACTTACAATTGAATCCAGGGAGGATGTTGAGCCGCTGATTAAAGTTGCTAAAGATATGTCCTCCTTGCAACCCTCTAAGGAATGGAGACACTCGGCAATTATTCCGAAGTTTGTTCTCGATCAGTCTATGAGGGAAAATTGGGACCCAAAAGATTGGAAAAAGTGGGCGAACAGCCACCAGAACAAACCGTTTCGGACCTGGCCGGGGAAACTCTGAAGGTTGCAGTTGCGGTTCCTTCTCTTAGTGGAACGTGGCCTTTTCAATTTGGCGAATGTCTGGCAAATATGGTCCAGCATTTTCAAGGTTCTGAATACGAAGGAGAGCATGAGATAAAGGTATTTTCTCATGGTGGAAGGGTACTACCAGAGGTGAGGCACAGGTTAATAGGCACATCACTGGGATGGGGTGCAACCCATATTTTAATGGTGACACCTGAATTTACTTTTCCTCCTGATTCTATACATAGAATGTTGGCAAGAGGCCGTGCAATAGTGGGTATAAATTACCTGAGAGACATTGGTTCTTGCGAGTATTCTGCGTACAGGAAGGGAGGGACAGTAACACCAGACCCTGTATCTCCTGAGACAGAAGAGGTAGACGGAGTTGCAATAGGAATGGTACTTTTTAACACTCCAGTATTTGATGTTCTGGATTTGCCATTCTTTATAAGTAAACAGATTGGTGACTCACCTGGAGTGGATGAAGATTTTATACACTTCTGGGAACAGTGTAAGGAAAAAGGGATACCTTGTGTTATTGATCATGCCCTGTCTAAAGAAGTTAAAAGTTACGGAGAATTATGGCACTAGCAAATTATACTGACCTACAGGCAAGCGTTGCAGATTTTCTGAATCGTTCTGACCTGACAAGTGTAATTCCAGATTTTATAACAATGACAGAATCAGATGTTAACAGGAACCTGAGAGTCAGGGAAATGTCTGTTAGAACCCGTGCGCCTGTTGATTCTCAGTATGTAAAGTTACCACCAGACTTTCTTGGAATGAGAAACATTGAGTTGCTAACCTCTCCAGTAACTCCCCTTGAGTATCGTAATTTGCAGAATCTGGATATGCACAGAAGAGCAGATGCAACTGGGAAACCCATCTATTATTCTATAACACAAAATAATATTGAGTTTGCACCTGTACCCGATGCAGAATACACATTGGAGATAGTGTACTACCAGAAAGTGCCAGCACTTGCAGCTTTTGCAACAAACTGGCTTTTGGATAACCACCCAGATGCCTATTTGTACGGTACTTTAATGCAAAGTGCGCCATATCTTCAAGCCGATGAAAGGATTGGAGTGTGGGCAGGTCGTTATCAGCAGATAATAGATCAGATAGTGGCTTCAGATGAAAAAGCCAAGTTCAGTGGGGAAACTCCCACAATAACTTTCACTCCATTCTAGGATAGATTATGGCTGGATTTACTAATTATTTAGAAGATAAAATTATCAATCACTTATTCGGTGATGCTACAGGGGCATCGGGGGCAGATCATTACACTGCACCAACGACATGGTATGTGGGGTTGCAGACAGTCACTCCAACGGATAGTGCTGCTGGGACAGAAGTTACCGGGGGAGGTTATGCTAGACAATCAGCAGCATGGACTCTTGCAACAGGAGGAACAGCACAAGCCTCAAATACTGCTGCTCTTACTTGGCCTGCAGCAACTACTGATTGGGGAACTGTGATTACAGCAGGTGTCTACGATGCTGTCTCAGGAGGAAATTTGGTGGCATTTGAAACTTTGACAAAAACTGATTTTTCGACAGCAAACCCAAAGGTTGTGAACACGGGTGACATTTTCAAAATTGATGCAGGGAACCTGAAAATACAACTCGACTGATGCTTTATTTCGGTTCTAGGAATTTTGGCCAGGCCAACTTTGGTCACGAATTAATATCTCAAGCCACAGTTGACGAGACCCTGACCACATCAACAATGCAGGTTGCAGGTTATCGGAGGATTGAAGATTGTGTACTTCAGCCAGTGGCTACAGCAAATATAGATATTGCTGCTGGCATACAAAGAATGGGGTTCCTCCATGTTCAGCCAACGGCAACTGTAATTGCATCCGGGGTTCAAATGGAGTGGCAAGCATGGACTAATTTGGGGCAAGGAACTGTAACAGCCCAAGTATCAGGCTTCATTGCATGGGATTCACAATTCGTGGATGATGAAATTTGGACAACACAAACGGTAGATTAAATGGCAACAACTACAAACTTTGAACTGGAAACTCCTACTCCCGGAGGTTACAGAAACACATGGGGGGGGACCTTAAATACAACTGTAACCAAGCTCGATGAATTGGTTGCACTTGCCCTGCCACTTGGAACGATTCAGATGTATCCCCTTGCAACTGCACCTGCTGCAACTACAAACGGAGGAACGTGGCTCCTGTGTGACGGGGCATCACTTTCAAGAACAACTTACTCCGCACTTTATGCACTAATTGGTACTACATACGGCAGTGTGGATGGCAACACATTTACCCTTCCAGATATGAGGGCAAGGTCACCCATTGGGTATAATACTGCAACAATTTCTGGCAGGTCAACAAGAGCGTTGGCACTTGGTTCCGGTGTTGAAACCCATGCTCTTAGTACAGGCGAACTGGCGGCACATTCTCATGCAATCCCTGCGACAACTCATGTACACCCAATTACCGATGCAACTCATACTCACACGGGCAACGCTTCCGGTAACACTGGGTCAGCAACTCTTTCAGTTACAGACCCGGGACATGCACATGAGTTTCAAATAGTAAACAGTTGGGGTAGTGGAGCCCCATACAGTGTAGGGAGTGGCCCCGGACACAATGATCGGGCTCATACGGGCATGACATCAGAACCTACAGGAATTAGCATACCAGATCATTCCCATTCTCTTACGACAACAGCATCTGCAACAACAATCACAGGAACAAATGCTTCAGTAATAGGAATAACATCAACCTCCCCAGATACAGGTTCTGGAACACCGCATGAGAATATGCACCCTTACTTAGTTATTAATTTTATAATTTTAGCCAAACTTCCGAGTTTCTGACATGAGTACAATAACATATGCAGTAACAGTAGTATCTTCAAAGTTCCTGATTGATGCTTCCGGCCCTACAACAAAGCTAACATTCAGAGATGGTGATACTTATATTTTTGACCAGAGTCACTCGAGTAATTCAGGACACATTCTGAAATTTTCTGCCACCTCAGATAACTCTGGGTCTAGTGTTTACTCTACCGGGGTAACTATTGCAGGAACTCCGGGGAGTGCGGGAGCCTCCACAACCGTCGTAACAAGCTCAAGCACCACAGATACCTTGTACTATTTTTCAGCAGGGGGGGCTGGATATGGATCGGAATTTAGTAATTCAGGGTATGTTCAATCAACTGCACATAATATTTTAAAACCGAAAGTCGGTGATGAAAGTTCTCTTGAAAAATGGGGGCCAATCATTAACCATTCTTACGATCAAATAGATCAAGCATTAACTGCCACTGATGCCGGAGGTGTGGCAATGGCAATAGCACTCGGATAGCACTGATATTAAAGGATAAATATGGCAAATACGTTTAAGAACAGAACACTTAGAGCAGTAGGGACAAGTGCAGTGGATGTCGGAGCAGTTGTTGCTGCCAGCACCCAGACCACTCTTATAGGAATGACACTGGCAAATGTAACTTCGGGTGTTATATCTGTAACTGCAACTCTGAATGATGGCAGTAATACAACTCACATAGTCAAGGATGCACCGATCCCCACAGGAGGTAGTTTAGTGGTCTTGGGAGGTGACCAAAAAGTTGTCCTTATGACTGGAGACAAGATCATAGTAACTTCAAACACAGCATCTTCTGTGGATGTGATAATGAGCTTTCTGGAGATTACCTAATGGCATACTTAGGAAGACGAGGAGCCTCAGCCGCTTTAACCAGTGCAGACATACCAGACGACTCCATAACAGCCGCCAAGATCGTTGATGGAGCAGTAGACTTTCAGAATGAACTAGGTTTCCTTGAGAATAAAGCTACTACCCAAAACCTCTCAGGTACATACTCAACTGAAAGGATGTATCTCAACGACTCCTATACCCTGACAGGAGACGTAACTGTAACTGGTCATCTTGCACTAGGCTCAATAGCAGATGAAGATATAGTAATAACGCAGGATAGCACAGAAAGAACCATAACTGGTTCAGGAACACTTGAGGCTGGCAATGTTTTACAGGATACACATGGGACTGATCTGACAGGAATGACAGGTGAACTTGGGAGTGTTGTTACTCAAGCTACAGGATACACTTTAGGAAGTGGAGTTACATTTCCAGCCGGACATGTTATTCAGGTTGTTACTGGGGTATACTCAACAGAAACATTTACGCAATCTAATACTTTTGTCACAACAGGTATTAGGGCTCAAATTGTTCCAAAATCAGCATCAAGTAAATTTTTTATTACATGTAATACAAGTGGGTATAGTCATGATGGGAATGTCCAAGTCAGTTATTTTACTATTTACAGAGACTCTACAAATCTTGGAGCCGGGCAAATGGGGTATGCTGATATTTATCAAGGTTCAGGTAGCGGACATGATATAGGAACTAATATATGCATATCTGAGCTTGATTCACCAAATACTACAAATGCCATAACTTACGCAATGTATGTAAGAAATAATAGTGCAAGTTACAAAACATCATGGTCAATGAATAATTCTAGATCAACTATTATAGTAATGGAGATAGCAGGATGATACCAAAAAGAGGAGATGCAATAAGTGTATTAGTAGGTGGACAAATAACAGTAAGCTCAGATGGTAGTAATGCTGTTTATCACGATGGTCAAACACCTCCAACTGAAACAGAAATAGATGCTAAGTTGGCTGAGATGTTGGCAGAATTTGATGCTCAAGCCTACTCAAGGAAACGTGAGGCAGAATATCCCTCAATACAAGAATGTGTCCATGCAATACTGGACGATACCCTCGATGCACTTCAGGCCAAACGTGCAGAGATTAAAACTAAATATCCAAAAGGAGGATAACTTATGGCAAATTTAATAATCAAATCCTCTGCTGACAATTTAGTCTTGCAAGGGTCAGATGCTTCACCAGCTATAACAGTTGGAGCAACTGGAACAACGACATTTGCAGAGAATGCAACCCTGTCAGGAACTGCAAACAATCTCGGGACTGTGACTGCTGGAACCTTAAATGGAGTAACTGGCATGTTAAGATCAACTGCGAGTGCTGCTGGCAGGAATGTGTGGAGTAGTACATTTAGTTCTGAGTTTACAACTACTAACACAACCGCAACAGACACAGGTTTGGCATTGACTGTTGGGGCAATTTCAGGTGCTACAGATTTTTTCGTTATGTTTAATGAAAGTAGAAAAGAACAACATTGGAGTACAACTTCTGGAAAACATTTATACTCCATTGATGATGGAAGTAATTGGGTAAATCTTGGTGACACTGTTGGTGAGTGGGACTCGACAAACCACAATGGTTCTATTACAAATTTGTATCATCAAGCAACGGGTTTTTATTTTTTATCTATTGCAAATGGAAGTACTTTAAAATTTAAAGTGCAGGGGTTTAGATATGGTAGTTCAAATGGGTACAATCTGAATTACAATACTACTAACTCGTCTATAACTGCTATAAAAATAACTCAATAAAGAAAATAAAAGGTAAGTATGATACACAAAACTGATGCAATAACATCATTAAAGCCTGATGCAGAATGGACATTGCGTGGTGATAAGTTAGAATGGACAGACACCAAACAAACACAACCAACTGACTCAGAAATAGATGCCGAAGTAATTCGTCTTCAGGCTGAGTTTGATGCTTTAGCATAAACCCTAACTAACTGAAAACATGGCATACATAGGACAGGAACCCGGACAAGGGCAAGCTGAAAGGTTTATCTTCACAGCTTCAGGTGGTGAGACTACAGTCACGGCAGACGACTCAGGGCTATCGCTTGGATATACAGAAAATCAAGTCTCAGTTTACCTAAACGGAGTCAAGCTAGTCGTAGGTACTGACTGTGTTGCAACTAACGGAAGCACTATCACAGGTCTGTCAGCATTGACGGCAAGTGATGTCGTGGAAGTAATAGCCCTCTCCAGTTTCAGTCCAGCAGATACAGTTCCCAAAAGTGGAGGTACGTTCACAGGAGCAGTCACAGCAAGTGCTGGAGTGGTAGGTAATCTAACAGGTAATGCATCTGGAACAGCCGCTACAGTAACAACTGCCGCTCAACCAGCAATTACTTCTGTAGGGACACTTTCTGCTGTAACAGTCACAGGTGCAATAACAGCTAATGGTGGCTTAGAGACTGATACAAATTCAAAAGTAATCCAAAAAGGAGCATTCATGCAAAATTCAGTTCACCAAAGTTGGGTAATGGGAGGATAAATGGCACTAGATACATCAGCAGGAACAGAAACGCTACACACTATTCTACTTGAAGATGTAGCAAATTCGGCAAAAACATTAATCACAGGTGTGCAACATCATATTTACACTGTATTAAGTATTAGTTTATATTTTGTTGGTGCGCCAACTGGAGAAGATTTTACTGTGT